TTTTAATCATGCTACAAAATCAAAATCCTTTAGCTAAAACTATTTCCAAAAGTATTGGAAAGGTAGCACGAATGACCTACAAGTTAGGCAATTTAGAAGAAGTAGTTTCTTCACGAATCATTGACATAACCGATAGTCACAATTCGGTTATCATTGAGCATCCAGCACCATTTAAAACAAACAATAAAGTTAGTGGAGATAAAACGGTAACAACCATGATGATACCCATTAATAATATTTTAGCATTTAGAATCGTATTATGACAAAATTAAAAGATGTACTTCCAATCCCCCGTAGCAGGGGGTACTTGGAACTTTATTCAGAGGTTGCTAAGTCATTAAACAATAAAGGTAAGCTACCTTATAGAGCAAGAGAATACACTTCGGCTATTGTTCAATCTCACGCATTTAAAAGGATTAATGATCCACAAGTTCAAGAAGAATTAGAAATGATTGCTAAAGAATGGTACAATGAATGATAGATTAGAAAAAGAAAGCGACATCCTAAGTGATGTTCTTTGGACACAAGTATTTGAATTATTGTTGTTTATGCACAATGATATATTCCCTTCGGATTTTTACGAGCATTCTCCAGAAGGTATTGTTAAGGTTTACTTTCAGAAAAAATATAAAATAAGTTTCAAATGAGTATAGAAGACAAAATCAATTTTATTTTTTGGTATGCAGCTTGCCAAACCATAATGGTTCTTTTCGCTGGAGTACTTAAATTATTATCTAACTATTTAGAAAAAAAAGCAAATGACTAACGAACAAGTAATTGAAAAATTAAAGGATGACAATGAGTATTACAATGGCTTAGGTCGTGCATACTTATCTAATTCAGATATAGGAACTTTAATTAGGAATCCTAAAGCTTTTGGGCAAAAGAGTGAGCCTACATTGGCAATGTTACAAGGAAGTTACTTCCATACCGCTTGTTTAGAACCATTAAAATTAAAGAATTTTGTATTGATTGATGCCTCCACAAGAACCACCAACATTTACAAAGATGCTTGTAAGGATTATAACTCAGACTTCTTGTTATTAAAGAAGGAGGCTGATGAGGTAGATCAAATGGTTTCGGCTTTAAGAGGTAACAAAGATTTATCTAAATTAGTTTGGGATAATGGTGTTCAATATGAAGTACCGGTTATTGGTAGCTTTGGTGATCTAATGTGGAAAGGCAAGTGTGATATTATCAATGGTGATATGATTTACGATTTAAAGACCACCACTTCTATTGATGACTTTAAGTATTCGGCAAGTAAGTATAATTACGATTCACAAGTAACTATCTATGAGCATTTAACGGGCAAAAGAATGGCATTTATTGTCATTGAAAAAGGCACTAATAGATTAGCTTTATTTAATGTTACCGATGAATTTAGACAACGTGGATTAACTAAGGTAGGTCAAGCAATGGATGCCTATAGAAAGTTCTTTGGCCCAATGCCTACTCACGATGTATCACAATATTTTTTAGAATCTTATCTTTTTTAAAATGAAAACGCACCAATTCAAAACAAATCAATTAGGTTACACTTATAACCAGTTTGGAGAAAATCTCTTAAAACAATTAAACATCTCTTATCAAAAGTTGCATGGAAAAGATTCAAAGACAACAATGGGTGCTAAACCTAAAAGTCATCGAAAAGATGATCTCGGAATATGAAGAACTTAAAAGTATTCCTAATGTTAATGCTTGCGTTATTCTTGCTTATCAGTATGTCGTTATCCCCAACACAAAAGATGAGCACGAAGAAAGCCTCGGTATTTAAACCTTATGAAGAATTTGGAATAGTTACCCAAGAGGACATTTACCCAGACACAATTGATTTAAGATTGTACACGAGTCATGGGAGGTTAAAATATGGTATAGAATGAAGTAATTCGGAAATTCCGAATAACCACTTTAAATCAACGAGAGTAAGAATTACTTTTATATTTTAAACGAGAGTAAAACAACAAGATAATGACAACTAAAAAAACAAAGTTAAGTTTGTCTACTAACGACACAACAATGTCAATTGAGTTTGATAACTGGGATATAGACTTAGACCAATACTTTCAAGCATTTAAGACTCTACTAATTGGGGCAACATTTCAAGAATCCCAAATAGATCATTGGATTATTGATGAGGGTGAAATGTTATCGGAAAATGATGATACACCTAAGAGTAATTTATTTTAATAATGTTAAATAGGTTTTACAAAACTTGTACTTTTTGTAAGTTTTGATAATAAGTTGGAAAAATCCATCATTAATTAAGTAAATGTCACATAATGAGGGTAAAATTCGACAAATTATGTAACAAAATTAGGTAGCATTACTACCAATTTTGCACAAAGCTATAATTTATGCACAACATTGTTTTATATTTTATCCACAAGAAAAGTAAGTGCAACCCAAGAAAAATGAGTGCATTTAACAATAAAAAAAGTAAATCTATAACTTGACAAATTTATATAAAAAGTAAATCTATAACTTGACAATGAAAACGCAAGAAGATTATAACTTAATGGCAATTGATTGGGTAGAACAGTATATTGCCAATAACAAACCTTTGTTTAATGTAAAAGTGTTTGATGGGATACTCATAGAGAATACTCATTACACTCTTACCTACTGGGTATATCGGTTAAAGAATAGTAAAGGTCGTGATCAATATGGCTCTTTTGCTAAAATAAAAAAGTTTAAAGATTGGATAAACAAACAAGCATCATGAAAAATCAAATAGGACTTGGGGATTTTCTTCAAGAAGTTTTAAGTAAATTAAATTTGGCCATTAAGGATCAAGAATTACTTGATAGCTTAAATGATTCGAGATTACATTGTACACCCGGACTTGAATTAATATATCCAAAAGATAAACCATTTGAGATGCCATTAATATCTAAGGTAGATGCTAATGAGATTCTTAAAGAAGTTAATGAGAAGGAAGTATTATTTGAGAAGTTTTGGAACTTATATAATAAAAAAACCAATAGAGTAAAAGTAGAGGTTAAATTTCTTAGATGTTCCATTTCAGAGATAAATAAGATTATGGAAACATTGCCTTATTACATTAAGTACACACCCGATGTTAAGTTTAGGAAAGACCCTATTACCTACCTTAACCAACGTACTTGGGAAGATGAAATATATCTACCAAGAGTTATCCAAACAAAAGAAAATCCTTTTAAATTTTAATCATGGAAAAATTTAGCTTTGATACAATTAATGATTTTGATAATCATATAATTAAAAGTATTCCTAATTATGATATTTTATTTTCATCTATTAAAAGTATTTCAGAATATTTTTATTGTGAGAATACTAATGTTTATGATTTAGGTTGTTCAACTGGTAAACTATTAAAATCTATCAACAATAATTGCAACAAAATTGGCTATGATATTGCTAATTTATTACCTAAAGAAGAAGGTTTTTACGAAGTTGACTTAAATAATAAATTTAATATTAATAATGCTTGTGTAGTCTACTCAATATTTACAATGCAATTTTTAAATCCATCATGTAGAAAACAATATTTATTAAATATTTACAATGGTTTAAATAAAGGTGGTGCATTAATTATCTCAGAGAAGATTTATCAAAACCAAGGTAAATTTCAAGAAATTCTATCCTTTTCACATTATGATTATAAGAAAAATAATTTTACAATAGATGAAATTTTTTCTAAAGAAAAGGATTTAAGATTTATAATGAAACCCTTTATAGAAAGTGAATTAGATCAATTATTAATTGATTGTGGATTTACAACAAAAACTACATTTTGGCAAATGTTTAACTTTAAAGCTATTATAGCAATTAAATAATTATGAAACCATTTTTATATAATATGGATTATGTTAATAGCCAATCCAAAAAGAAATTATTCACGGTTGTTTCAATGTTTGCAGGAGGAGGTGGCAGTTCTACTGGTTATAGATTGTCGGGTGGCAATGTATTAGCTATTAATGAATTTATAGATTCAGCACAAGAAACTTATAATGCTAACTATCCTAATACTTATATTTTTAAAGAAGATATAAGGAAATTAAATGGAGAAATGATTTTAAATAAAATTGGATTAAAAAAAGGGGAGTTAGATATATTTGATGGTTCTCCTCCTTGCTCATCATTTTCTACGATAGGTGCTAAAGAAAAAATGTGGGGTAAAGTAAAAAAATACTCTGATAGTGAACAAATTACAGATGATTTATTTTTTGAATTTGCAAGAATATTAAAGGAATTGCAACCAAAAGTATTTGTATGTGAAAATGTAAAGGGGATAACAATGGGTGAATCTTCTAAATTACTTGGATCAAGTCAATTCGATTTATTTAATGTTCAAGATAACACAATTTTAAATTCATTAATTAATGCAGGGTATAATGTTAGATACAAAGTATTAAATGCTAAAAATTACAATGTTCCACAAAGTAGAGAAAGAACAATATTTATAGGAGTAAGAAAAGATATTAAAAAAGAAATCACTTACCCTAAATCATTAACCGATATTGTGAGTTTAGGAGATGCTTTAAATGATGAACGATGTATTTTAATGAACAAAAAAGAATTTAATGAAAATTCTCCAATGAAAGTTCTTCAAAATGTAAATTGTTTTAGAATTACAAATGAAAAAATTGATATTAATAAAAGTTATAAAATAATTAGACATGGGATAAGTGCTGGGTATGAAAATAGGTCTAATGAGGATAAGATATTTGTTAATTCGGATACAAATGTATCTCCAACAATTTTAGCAAGTTATAAAGCATTGTCTTCTGGTTTAGTAGAATTAGAATATGAAAATGGAGAAAGGGTATTAAGAAAGTTATCTATAAATGAATTAAAAATTCTTTGTTCATTTCCAAGTGATTATAATTTATTGGGAAGTTATGCTAAACAATGGGAAAGATTAGGTAGAGCAGTTCCCCCATTAATGATGAAACATATATCTGAGCATATTTACAATACTATTTTAAAATAATTTTTAGAATAACAAAATAACATGAAATCAAATAATAAAGTATCATTCGCAGATTTAGATGCGGAGAAGGAAGTTATCGCACTTCTTTGCAATTACCCATCATTAACTAAAGAATGCCAAAAGGCAATCAACCCAGATGTATTTCACTTTGCCTCCACTAAGGCCATTTACTTGACTTGTATTGAATTATTTTCAGAGAGTGGTACGTTTTCCTTATCAGACCTTGTACTAAGGCTTAAAACGCAAGGAAGTAATGATTGGGCATTAATCTTGGGGGCCACAACAAGTAGAAATCCATTAAATGCAAATGAGTTACTTATTTACTTAGCCGAATTGAAAGGTAAAAGGGATTTGCTAAATTTATCAAGGGAACTAAATAATGATTTAGCAAATGGACACGATTACTTTACACTTGTGGATAAGATAACAAACTCAATAGGCAACGACCTTATTAAGAATGATTCTAATGAAATCATTGAAATGAAGGATGCCTTAATGACTGCCGTATCCACAATAGGTGATGTAATGACCAATGGATCACTAAGTGGTGTGCCTACGGGGTATAAGATATTAGATGATGTTACAGGTGGTTGGCTTAAAGGTAATGTGGTATTGTTCGCTGCAAGACCGGGCCAAGGTAAAACCATTTGTTTATTGGAGCATTCTCGCCATGCCTCACAAATGAATAACAAAGTTTTATTCTTATCCTTAGAGATGCCTGTAATCTCACTTATCTACCGAATGATTAGTGGACAATTAGATGACTCTACTCCTTACTCTAAAATAAAGACTGGCAAAATAAATATTGAACAATTCACAAATATCCAAAGAGATGCCGTAGGTAAGCTTGAAAAGTTACCAATAACATGGTATGATGGTGCAAATAGGGATATTAATTATTTATCCTCTTTAATTCAAAAGATTGTTAGAGAGAAAGGAATTAACATGGTAGTCATTGATTATTTGCAATTGCTCACCGATAGTTCAATTAAGAGCAATGAAGAAACTGCGGTGGTAGGAAGTGTATCCAAGAAGATACAACAGTTGGCTAAGAAATTAAACATTCCATTCTTATGTGCAGCACAATTAAATCGTGCATCCGAATCAAGAAATACCCATAGGCCAAGGCTTAGTGATCTTAGGTCAAGTGGGCAAATAGAGCAGGATGCCTCGGTAGTAATAGGTCTATATCGTGATGACTATTATAAGTATGAGAAAGCTAAAGAGGAAGGTAATGCTAATGTACAATTCGATAATACCATTGAGTATATATTTATGAAGAATAGAGATGGTGACACAAGAACCGCCGAGATGTTTATAGATGTTGCAACAAGTAAAATATTGGAAACTAATAACTTTGATAAAAAGTCACCATTTTAAGATAAGGGTTAAATTTGATTTCATGGTTGTATTAATCCCCTTGGTTTCTGACCTTGGGGATTTTTGTTAATGCAAAAGGTGACAATACTTGCCACCCTTGCAATCCAAACCACAAAACAAACACAAAATGAAACGCAAGGGTAAATGTATCAAAAAATATTTGTAATTCTTGCGATTTGTCCATGTTCTTTTGAATGCAAAAAACCTTCGATTGCTTTAGGTGCATGAACGTATCCATTACGATGATGCCATGAGTCTGCCCCAGATGCAGAACGTAAAGATTCAACCGTTACACCAATAAAATCCTTAGAAGTTTTATGATGCACATGGTGTGTATAAACATATCTATGTTTAGTAACTCCCCAATGTTCTTTTGCCTCCTCGGCCATTAATAATCCTAAGTCGGTAATTCTTGCACCATCACCATGAGTTGATCCGATAAGATTGTTATGATACCTATAATATTTACGATGGTTAATCGAACAATCAAATGTTATTGAGTCATCAAGTCTAAACCATGATTGGATAATATCGGCCAAGAAGAACCCATTGGTATAATCGTGATTAGAAGGATTATAAGTAACGTGAACTTTAGCTATTAAACGAAGCTTTTCAATGACTTCTACATAAAGTTGTTTAGCTAATAAGAAGTTCTCATACCACATCCCATCGGTATCTTGTGGAGTGCCACTTGTAGTGGTTCTCTTGGGTGTATCAATATGCAATATATCATTACCAATAATTAATAATATTTGATCAATGTTAAAACCTTTGACTTTATTAAGAATACCATCTACCCCTTCATGCACTCTTTGAACCGCAATATTAGAATTATAGTCTTCCCCAGTTTCAAAAGCAGTAGCTAATTTACCAATGTGAATATCAGCAGGGTCAATAACAAGTAAATGACCATCTACATTTTCTTCATAAACTATTTTATTATAATTAGGTGAGTGTTCATTCATTGAAGAAACAATTTCTTCTCTTAAATCCTCATAAGTCTTTTGGGCCTTATCTAATCTAACCGCTACGGAATATTCTTTTGTCTTATCCCAATATAGAGTTACATCGTTGACATTTATTCCTCTTTCTTGACAATGATTTGCAAGACCTTCGTGATTTTCTGAAATCTTTACTTTGTCTTCATATCTATTATATGACTTGCGTAATGTTTCGGGGTTATAGTTATATTTCTTACCTATAATTCTCGTTGCATCATGTTTGCTTTTTGCACCGCCACTATTGAATAACTCAATAGCCTCGATGATCATTTGTTTGAATCCCGGCATTATTTGTTTTGTTTTGTTAGCGTGATAATAGGAACCTAAAATATAAGTACCCTATTATAATTAAACTCTCAATTAAAATGGTGATAATGGCCCACGAAGGGATAATATTTCTTGTCACAATTTTTGAAGAATTAGTGACATTAGAAGTTTCCTTATTACGATACTTGTTTTGATAAACATTAACAATTGAATCAATGTCTATTGTGGCTTTAATCTTGCCCTTGTAAGACCTTATAATTACCTTGCCTTGTGGTAGTGTTATCTTTGAGTAGAAACTCGTTAAGATGCCCAAGGAATCGCAAGGATTCTCTATTGTTAGTGTATCGTGTATAGCATTGTATTTTGTAATTACTTTGTAATCACGAATAGTGTCAATTCGTATCTTTTCGGATACAATAGTAGTTACCTTAGAAGGCTTACAGGATATAATGCAAGAAAGTATAAACAAAATTGTTAATTTTTTCATGAGAAATATAATTGAGCCTCCTCAATTCTTCGTTTAGTTAGTCCACTTAGTACCTTGCCTCCACCCTTATTCCATTTAAGAAATTCATCTTTAATAGTAGGGTCATTGGGATTCTTATTTACTTTCTTTAAAAGAGTAGAACTCTTTAGATTACCCACACCACAATTGTAGGCAAAAGAACATAAAGCATCAAATTGATATTGATTAATGGTGTCAACACAATAGGAGTCAACACTACGTTCATAAGAAACTAAAAGAGCCTCCAATAGTTCGGTGGCTCTCTCTTTTGTTATTGGGGAATCGGTTAATTTAACTTTAGTACCATCTTCGTAGTAAGTACTTCCATAACCGATAGTTTTGACATTAGCGGGGCATAGATAAGCCTTAGCTTTAAACCCTTCGTATTTTTTAATTAACTCTAATCCAAGATTACTGATCTTTGTGATTTTCATTAAGCTTTGCTCTTAATTCAATGTTTTCGGTTCTTAAACCATGAATCTCGGTTGTCAATGTTTCAACCTTTGTTTTTAATTCGGCAACCTCGGTTTTCAATTCTAAAGCAGTTTCTCGCCATAACTTAATGGCATCGGATACGTTTTCTATTTCGGTCTTTTGAACTTCAACGTGTTCCTTCTTTCTACCTACAATCCAACCGAAAAACCCACTTAAAGCAGAAAATATACCCGGTAACACTACATCTTCAAATTCAAAATTCATCTTATTTATCACTGATTAAAGGTTCAACATTACTTGCAATTGTTTCATCAACAATCTCACTTGTGGTTTGATAATCAACCTCGGTAGGAGTTGCTAATTTTTCTTTTGTTTGTAGTTGGGCCTGCTCATCGGCAAAGAATACCGGAGAGTCATCAATAACAACACCTTCGGCTTTAATGATATATTGTAAAATTAAGTCATCATTCGTACCCCACTTGGCCACAAGGCTATCGGGTAATACAATATTCTTAGTGTACATAGATGCACCATCAAATGTTTTGTATTCCAAGAAACAAGTTTGATTGCTACCAAATAGCACATAGAATAAACGAATATGCAAACGAGTTGCAATAGTACCAAATGCCTCAATAGGCTTTATACGAACAATGTAATCCATATCTTATAATTCTATTTCTTCTTCTATTTTAAACTCTACTCCACTAACCCATCCATTAAGGAAAACGTATTGATCTAACTCAGCTGGGTTATTAATAACAATTGTTTGATAATCAAACTCCTTGTCACTTAATTCTTTTATTTGTTTGCTTAACTTAGCAAGATTCTCTTTAGAATAACTATATTCACCCTTCTCATCCATGATAACATTATTCTTATCATCACAAGAAGCACAATCTAAACGTAGGGCATCTCTATCTTCATTATAAGCATCTAAATAGGATTGTAACTTTTTACGAATAATCCCTAATTTCTTTTGACCTTTTGTTTCTTCATTGTAGATATTACCAGCAATGTAAGCGACAACCATAAATAAGTCTTTGTACGATTTTTTCATTTTGTATTGTTTGTTTATTAGTTTGCGGTACTTGTCAACCATATAATATATTGATTACACAACAAATATAAGTTAATTATTTTAATATTAGCAAGTTATAAAACTTCCATTATTTGCATCAAAGTCAACAACAATATTAACATTTGAATTATAATAGTAAGGATTGCCCCATTGGTAGGCTATTGCATTAGAATTAGTAATATTACATTGATTGAATAATTTGTAAGATATAGACCCATTAGAGTTAGCTAAAGTAAATCCACTTGGGAACATTTCATATCCACTCATTGCAACACCCGAACCAATCATTGGATAAATGGATGATATAAACCAATCTTTAGAATAATCACTAATTGTAAATCCTATAAAGCTTGTTGGTGCTCCATTTAAATCTAAAGCAAAAATGTAATTAGCTAACCAACTATTGTTTGAGCCAAAGAATCCACAAAATAATCTTAGATTTAGCTTGGCCCTACCCGCAACATTATATTGACTAAATGAGTTAGTAATTTGACTATTGTTATAATATAAAATAAATTGATGCGATGCCGTTTCTACACCCAAGAATCCAAAATTTACAATTTTATAATCTACATAACCAATGTTATAAGTACCGGGTGATAAGGTAGTATTGTTAGTAAACTCCGTTCCATTATAAGTCCATCCCGCATTATTTGATCCACCACCAATAGGATATATTGAACTACCATAAGCCTTACCTACCCTAACACTATTAGTTGCTACACTTGCATTGTTAATGGTAACACTTATGCTATGCCTTATGGTATTGTCATCAACCAAGTGAACTGCGGTTGTATTACTACTTGCCTTAAATATAGGATTAGCATTATTTGTTTCAATAAAGTTGCTAAATGACGCTTGTGCTGCGGGCAATATTGTAACCGAGGCATTTGCAGAAGTAGCATTACCACCACCGCCACCAACAGTAGCAGTATTAGTAAATGTTCCAACATTATTAGCATTACCTATAATATAAAAGTCATGTGTACTGCCTACTGTTAATGTACTACTTGTGTAAAAATTAATATTGCCTCCCGATTCATAATAAGTCCATCCAGCAGGTTTTATGTGACTTGTAATATTAAGATGACCACCTACATTATCACTTATTGTTACCGTACCAACAGTATTGTTATTTTGTATTGTCAATCTTATAAACCATTGCATTGACCCATTTACATAAATAGGATTAGGGGTATCTAAGTTTTTAACTAAAGAATATGTTGGTGGGTTACAATTACATGAACCATTAGCATTTGCTACGGCTTGACCATTGGCATCTAACCAACTATTTGCATCACTTGTAGCTAAAGCATTAGCCTCGCCTTGTGAAGTACATGAACTACGAGTAAATGAAGGGGATGTTACGTTGACATAAGTACCACTACAATTTATACCACAATCATTCTTTTGAATAGACCTTGTTAAGCTAATAGTTGCATAAAACAAACTTACATTAGTCGTTGTTGTATTAGAATATTGAGTGCCACTTGTGCCTCCACCATAAACATTTGCTTGGTTGTAATAAGCACCCGATGCACAATTTACAACCTTAACTGTGAATACTATTTGTGGATAAGCATTGTTAGGTGCCAATACATCATACCTTGTAGCTTGAATAGTTGTACCAAAAGAGTTTACATTCCATCCCGGTGCATTGTAAGTCACAAATTGCATATTAGCGGGCATCACATCGGTAACCACTACCGCCGATCCATTAGTAGAAGTATTACCACCATTAGCAACGGTGATTGTAAAGTTAAAGTTAGTATTAACATTAACATCACTTGGTGTTGACTTAGTAATTTGAAAGAAAGGTGCTAATTGTGATTGGGTGTGATTATAATTATACCACTCGGAAACCGAAGAAGGAACTACCCCATCGGGTTTATAAGTACTATAAGGATTTAATGCTACATAACCCCCCGTTTCTGCGGTGGTGATATTAAGGATAGAACCACTTGCTCTTTGTAGTTCTACCCCTATTTGATCAAATGTTAATTCACCACTTCCCGGTAATGCCATTACGCAAGTTTAGATTCTAAATATTTAACTCTTGCTTTAAGTATTGTTATTTCACTTTCGTGACTCTTAAATCCTTCAATTAGTAATGGGGTTAATTGGTTATAAGAAACTCCTTTTATTCCATCGTTACCAGTAGTAACGGCATACGGAAGTATTTTCTCAACTTCTTGTGCAATTACTCCATATTGATGGGAGTCATCTGATTTCCATTGATAAGAATAACCATTTAATTGCATTAATTTATTAATTGAATTATCAATTAATTTTAGGTTTTTCTTTAGAGTTAAATCTGAGTTGGCAGTAATGTTTCCAGTTGCATAAAGTGAACCTTGAACATATATTCTACTTCCATTCCCGCTTGTATTACCCACTATAAGTAAGCCATCGCTTGTCACTCGCATACGTTCATTTGCATTGGTATAAAATAACATAGAGTCATCGGTATGATTGTATCCAAGTAATCCACGATACCTATCTTCTCCACCAGTACCATCTGCAAAAGCAAGAAAGTTTCTTGATGTATTGCTTGCAGCAGCAATTGTTATTCCGCCTTCACCATTTCCTATACCTGCATAAACAACTAAACTATCTGCATAAAAATTACCAGTAGTCCCAATTTTAACTTGTCCATTTGTTTGAATTACCATTTTTTGGCTAAATGGAATATTAGTATTAATTGTACCCGAAGCAGCATTTGCAAAACTTATTGAACCATCTGAATTCATATTTACTCCACAAGCTCCACCTGTTGCTTTATATCTCCATTCAGTATTATAATAAGAATTTGAATTTATATAAAATGAATTCCCAATTGAAAACATACCCCCACCACCAATTAAATCAAACCCTTTTGATAAAGTATTAGTAAAAGGAGAAAGTCCAAGTCCAAAATTACCATCGGCAGTAATCCTAAATCTTTCATTTAATGTAGCAGTACTTGCAGCAGTCCCAGTTGCTGCTCCATAGATTGCAAAACTACCTCCATCAACAGATTCTACTTGCATAGTAGTTCCACCATTTGCGGTTATTCTTTTCCAAACAGAACCATCATAATATAAATTATTTGAAACATAAATAACATCATTTACTGCGAGTTTATAAATACCACCTCTATCAGAAATAGCCATTCCAGTTAATGTAGTTACTCCAGCAAATGGATTTGTATTTCCAATACTTGCGTTTGTTCCATTATCATAAATTACACTATTACCAATTGTAGAACTTGAAGTAAATTTAGCGTAATAACCAGTCGTTCCACTTAATGTAGCAGCTTTAGCATTTAATTGAGTCTGTATAGCACTTGTAACTCCTTTTACATAAGCTAATTCTGTAAGTGAAGGATAAGTAGCTAAAGCCAATGCTCCAATAGCACTTGATGATGACCAATAAGCTATTGTATTAGTTGTACCCGTTCCAGTTACAGGATTAGTTAAAATAGTTTGATAAGTGCTCGCTGCACTTGCCGTAGTTAAATAAGTACTACTATCTACACTACCATCCGCTTTTAAGAATTGAGATGAAGTACCACCACTTTTAACCAATGTGGTTGCCGTTAATGTATTAGGAAATATTGAATTACCACTTCCATCTAATAATGTAACCCTTCTTGCTACCGTACCCGTTGTAAAAGCATTACCATTGTATTGTGTAGCATAAATAGGTTCTGTTCCATCATCACCCGTAGCAATTTCAAGATACCCTTGACTAACACCACCCGCATTTGCACCAACAAACCAATTGTCATCAGTTCCCATTGATCCATAAATACCACGCTTAAGATTTGTAGTATCCGAGAATTGAATACTACCAGTCATTAATCCACCACTTAATGGTAAATAACTTGTGTTATCATAAGAAATTGTCGTACCAGTAGCTTTAACAAATCCAGTACCATTTAAAGCACTACCTTTACTATTAAATGTATTCCAATCGGTACTCGAAAGATAGCCATTAGAAGACGTTGTAGCTTGCGATATACTATATACACCATTTGAATAAGATAATGGTGTGGTGGCACTAAATAGTGCCTTAATCGAAGTGTCAGTTCCGTTGTAAGGAGTGTAACCTAACACAGTAGCAATAGATTTCTTTTCCCACAAGCTTGTTGTTGTATTATAGAACAACCCATCGTTATTAGAAGGTGATTGAGCCGACACATTGTGTAACTCATCCATCTCATAACCATTTTGTACTTTGACCTCAATAGTTCCTAAAGAAACGTGTGAACGAATAACAACACCCACATAAACTAAATGGTTAGGTGCATATTGTTTAGTTGCCGTATAAGCACCCGCAGTAGTAGGAGAAAGATATAATTGTTGGCCTTCGCTAAATGCAGATGTATTAAGATCGGTAACGGCTCCTACAATAACCACATTACCTTCGGCATTGTTAGCTAAGGTAGTTTGAAGTAATCCTAATGTTTGTGCCGAGGTAGCATTAGAGTTACCTTGTGATAATGCAACCGTTGGTTTATTACCCGTAGCACCATTGATATAAACAACACTACCCTTTGGCATTGACACACCACTACTATTCCGAACATTAATCACCAACTTATCTGCGGAGGCTAACACAGGGAATGTTTGTAATGCACCAGTTCCATCTACATATTGTAATGTAGTACCCGCAGGTGTGGTAAACTTATTATTAAAGGTATTCCAATCCGTAGAACTTAAATATCCATTAGTAGATGTATTAGCTTGTGTAATCACAAAGCTATTAGTTCCACTATTATAACTCAATGGAGCCGTACCACTTGGCTTAGAAGATAGATCGGTAAATAATCCCGATGTGGCAACGGTGGCTAATGTTGGCTTACCAGTTAAGTCGGCATAAGCACCACTTGTAGCTACGGTGGCTAACCCGGGGGCCGTACCAAAGTTTAACTCATTTATATACGTTTTACCCGCAAACTTTGAGTTATAAATAGAATCAGTAGTAGCACCATTAAAATATAAACGATTAGAAGTTTGAACTATTTGTGTATAACTACTAACACCCGCAGGCCCCGTAGCAATAATCATATTCATCACCACATTGTTAATGTTAGGTGAATCGGGATAAACACGAACATTACGAGTATAAGAAGGATTCCATGCTTGACCATTAATCCTTATCCACACATAAAAATCAGTCATTGCCGTTACCGTAACTACCAAGTCGGGGTTATCGGTTTGGAATGTCGTTGGTGTTGTTGCGGGAAAGGTGCTACCTAATGTATATCCATAGTCAATGTTACCCGCCGTAGGCATTGGTACAAATCCCGTTGATGTATATTCCGCAAATACTCTTAATGTTTTAGTTGCCATCTTTTAATCTTCTTTTTGTCCTATTGGACTTATCCAACAATCCTCCGTATAAACTTTTGTAAAGTAAGCCAAATTTACATTATCTCCTCCACTACTACAACATAAATGCTTTTCTAAAGTTGGCCAATCATCGGTAGTTCCCGTAGCCGTATATAAAGTTGTCCAACTAATACTACCTATTGAAGTTGATTCTGCATTTAGTGAATATTGTAATGTAATAACATTACCCACTTTAACCATTTGTAACCACACTCCTTGGTGAACACCTATTGCACTACTTGCTAAATTAGTTGTAACATCATTGGTAGCCGTTCTTTTATCAACTCTTATGGTATTGTCACCACCCATTAATATACCAATATATGCCATATTAGCATTGGCTTGGGTTCTAAACATTATACCCGCCTCCGCATTATTGGTAGCATTAGTAAATGTTTTTAAATGACATCTTAAAGTAAAATTGGTTAATGTTTCACTCCAACCATAGATATAACCATTATCCGATTGTTCTTTAAAGAAGCCACTACCATATATCTCTATGGCTGATCTTGTCTTGTATTTAAAATAACCTATTGTCCTTGGCATATCTATTAAGCGTTAAAGTCATCCATAAAGAAGGCAACAAATCTATCAAAGATTGTACCATAATCACCAGCCTCACCTAAATCAGTTCCTACCCCATTACGAAGTTTTTTTTTTGATTCGGTAAAATCCGCAGTTAATAATGCTCCCGAAGTATCATATCTGGATAGGGTCATCTTACCGGTTATCTCGTTAGAACTAAGTTCCATTAATATAATCTCTGCGGTGCAATCCCTTTCATTCATCTTAATTGACAATGGCCAAAACTTCTTAGAGTTTAAAGCACCTTGCAATGGGAACTCATAAATAGCACCATATTGCAATCCTTGACCAATTAATGTACCTGTGAATATATTTCTATAATCAGAATACTGATTCAATACATTCCTCGCATACAACTCATTTAAGGCATACCTATCTTCTTCATCCCTTTCTTGCCACCCACCCGTTTCGGTTGAACCAGATGTAACGGGCCATGCGGTTGATAAGTAATCACCATTACTCAATACCTTAAAATTAGATGAATCTGAAATTAAAGTAGGGGTGGCATTATAAAAACCACCACCATTATATACAAACTTCTTTTCGGGTATGATTGAAGCATCTTTAATGTTTTCTATCCTTACCGTTTCTTTATCGGGTGATTTTGGTGTCTTATTGCCATTAATTAATAAATTACTATACCATGATTCATAACCGCTAAATCCAGTTCTTCCTTGTGGGTACAATGTAATTCCAACACTATAAAATTCTCCTTCTTTTGGATCAACATAAAAGTCGGGTCTATCAATAGTATAACTTAAAGTAAGTAATTCTTGATTTGGATAGTTTACTGACCTTGTAAATACATATTCAGTATTTTGCCAAGCATTATCTTCAAAATTCCAATATTTAGTTTGTGCTCCTACAATTGGTAATACTGCAATTGCTCTTAAAGAGAAACGAGGATTACCAGTTGGACAATCTAAAGTAAAAGTAAATGATTCGGGATCATGAATTTCAACCGACCTCATGTAATAACCAAATGTTATTACGGGTGCGGTAATTGCCATATAATACTTATCCGAAGGAGTATCATAAACCAAGAACGACCTTGCACTATTGTTTGGGGGAGTTGTTAATTTAATTGCTGAATAAAATAATGTTTGATTATTATTTTCATTAACAAATGTCAACCCAGCAGTATTAATATATTTATAGTGATTTGCCGTAGTGGTAAATGGATATTCATTAATAATACCAACCCACATTGAGAAATCACCGTTAATAAGCTTATTAGTTCCATATTGATATTGTACCTCAACTTCTTTATAATACCTTCTAATCTTTCTTTTAGGCTCTGCAACAATTAAGAAGTTTGTTCCATGAACTAAAGTAGGAATAGTGGCTTTACTTGAAGTATTTAAAACTCCATCAATGGAAAACTTGCTTGCTTGATTAACACCAAATGTTAAATCTTTAGGTTTTACTATAAACCATGTTCCTTGATTTTGATATATAAAAACATTTAAAATATTACATATATCAACAAGTAAAGTCAAATTATCTTTTAATTCAAAATTGTTATCCTTTAATGAATTAGTGAATATATAAGTTTGCTCTAAAGGAGTTGAATAAGCAGTTTTACTATGGGATGTGTACCACAATTTAAGTAAAGCATTTAATCCATATTCATATCCAATATCATTTAACAAGCCTTGTATTAATTGTAATATTGTTAATATGCCCGGAGGTCTTTTGCCTGCAATTTGTAACTTCTTATCTTTTAATGTACCTAAACCATCAATTGTTTTAAATTCAATTGCAGGGTATTTTAAGAATATATCTTCTTCGCATAATTCAGCAGAAACAAATCCTCTCCAAAATAATACTGTATCTCTATAATATTCAATTATGAAATCCTTTTCATTTTCACTTATAATTGAATCCATGTTAATAGCACCACCCAATACTTTAAAAGTTAATGATGATCCTTTTAATGGATAGAATATATCATCATCGGCAGTTGGGTAATCAATTTCTACTGGAGTTGTTTGTCCATAAGGTATTGTGGTTATTGAGCCACTATAATCTTTTTTAAGGATTAATACTTTGCATTTAGTTGTTAGCAAAGTCCCAAATGGATTACAAGTTCCATCAAATTCAAATTGGTATATAGTTCCGTATCCTGTCATTATCTTCCTGTAACTCTAAGTGTTGTTTCTAATGATTTATTAATTGAATAACCCGTTTGTGTAGATGTAATAGAACCAGTAAGGTCTATTGACAACTTCATTGATTGTGTTGAATAAGATGACCCACCATAAGAATAAGTTGAACCACTTGCTTTAGATGAAACCGAGGGACTTGTACCCATTCCGGTTGGTACAACTTTTGAGTTCTTAGCATCTTGACTTGCAAATGATTTAATTGCCGTACCCGCAGCAACCGCAGCAAGTCCAATGGCTATTGCGGGGCCACCCGATATTCCTCCAGCAAGTAATGCAGCTTGAATGCCATCTTTAAATAACCCTAATTTAATTGCTGAGGCTCCAACTTGTATCAATAAATCTCCAATAGAGTTTAAGAATACATTCTTTAATTGTGTAAATGCCTCACCAATACTTATCCCACCCGCAAATGCTGCACCTGCCACCTCGGCAAATCCAAAGGATAAATTCATTCCAAAGTCTTTTAATGCCGAATAGTAAGAAGTTGAAAACTCTTGAATTGCTCCTTGGGCATCCGAGTTTTTTAAATCAACTAAAAAGTCATCAACATTTTTAGGGTAAACACTCATTATCCCCGCCGTTTCTTCGGCAAGAGATTTGATTGCCTCTGATTGTTTTTTCGCACCAGATTCAGCTAATATTTTAAGAATGCTTGTTTCTCTCCAATTAACCAAATCAATGATACTCCACCCCGCAGCCTCGTAAGCTTTCTTTAAATCTTCAAATTTTTTATTAACATCCGATATTTCTTTATCAGCACCTTTAAGAAAAATAGAACTTGTTTCTTGTACTATATTTCTATTTACCTCGGCTAATTTTTCTTGCCTTTTATAATTATCAGTTAATTCTTTATCAAATGCAGCCGTTCTTGCTCTCTCTGCTTTTTCAAGTTCTTTTTGTTCTTCGGTTTTAGGAAGTTTCTTATCGGATCCCGGAGGTTTATTATTTAATCCAGTTAAACCAACGTACCTACCAGTAGTACGTTCTAAATCCATTAACTCTTGCTTTAAAAATGCAATTCTATTATTTGTTGCATCTAATAATGTTGGATTTATAGAAATTTGAATTTGTGTTTTACTTTCTTCTAAACCAACTATTTCTTGTTTTATTTTATTAATAGAATCTACAATATTTGTAGGAGATAAATCTGCTTTACCAAAATCATTAAAATATCCTAATGTCCCCTTAACTGCAGATGCGATATTTGGCATATTAGTAGATATTGTATCTGCCCATTTTATTATAGCTGCATCTATTTTGTCAAAGAAATCAATTACCGGTGTACTTAATTTTAATAACCCGCCTAAAGCTAAAGTAAGTAAACCCCAAGCTTTAATTCCTAAATCAATTGTTATACCTAAAATATCTAAAACTCCCTTTAATAATCTATTAAACTCAGAAGCATTATTTGTTTCTTTATTTAAATCAATAAATGAATTTTTAAGCTGATCAATTATTACAGATAAATGTGCAATAACATCTCCTAATTGCAAGTTTTCCGAAATAGATGTTCCTATCTCAGCCATTGCAAATGTTGTACTCTCACTTAATTTATTAAATTGTCCTTGTAGTGTTTGAGATTGCCTATCGGCCATTCCAAAGAATCTACCTCCCTCACTTGTTGCGTAAGTAAACGCATCCCCAACATCTTTAACACTAATTTGACCATCGTGCATCCTTTTGGTTAATACTGCCATTGATACACCCGTTTTATCAGATATAGCTTGTAATGGATTAAATCCAGCATTAATCATTTGCCGAGCCTCTTGACCCATTAAACGACCCGCAGCATTAACTTGTCCAAATGCTAAAGATAGTCTACTAAATTTATCCGCATTACCACCAGATATATCACCCAACATTTTAGTTATAGGAATAACTTGTTGTGCCGTTAAACCATAGCCTAATAAAATTTGTGCTCCTTTGGTAATGTCTTGAAATTGCATTGGGGATTTAAGTGCTTGATCCTTTAACTCGGATAGCATATTCTTGGCAGTTAATGCCGATCCTGTAAATACCTCAAATGCAATAGCGGTTTGCTCTAATTGAGCCGATGTTTGTAATGCTGATTTAATAAATAAACCAAAAGATGCAACAGATAGTGTTGCTCCAAGACCCGAAAATAATGAAGATATTTTGCCCATTGAAGAACCAATACTGCCACTTGCTACACCTGTATTTCTTGATAAACTACTAAGTGAATTTGATAAATCTTTAAGTTTAGATTTGGCATCGGCAATATCCGCACCAATTATTATCTTAAAGTCATTATTTTCTCCTGCCATTACTTTAATGAATTAACCCATTTTAAAACTACTTCATCCGAAAGATACTCTTTTTCTTTTGTTTTTTCTATACGTTTACCTATCTTGTCTGTCCACAATGGAATCAAGTCTTTAGGCTTAGGAACTTTGTCACCACCCATTGATGCTAAGGATGCCCACATTAAGTTTCTTGTTATATCCCAATCCTCAGCCTTCCTAAATTCAAAACCATGTTCATAGTCAAGAAATTCCCCTAAAGTCATCCTTTTCCACTCCCATGGTTTTAAACCCGTTCTATAAATTCTTGTGAGGATACTACCCCACCTAATTATCTCTTTTTTTTTATAGTTGTATCTTGTGATGGTTGATCTAAATCACTTGGCATTAAGTCCTTAGTAATCCATTCAACAACATTAACAACCTTAGCTTGCATTAACCACTTAGTTGCAATCATTCTTGATGATTTAAGCTTAGTAATTAATGTTTCAGCTAATTCATCATCTCCGCTACAAAATAGGTGGTATATATGGCCACTAAGTAGCATATCACGAGTGATGTCAATTAATTTGCTTGGGTCGTTTTCGAAATCCTGCATATTAACCAAATCATTAAACTCGCCACCTAATTCTTTAACATAAACATCGTTTATGCAACCAAGCGAGAAATCAAATGTGATTTTTTTGTTTTCAAATGTTATTGTACGCATTGTTTGTTTTGGTTTTGTGTTAAAAGCAAATAGGGTAGAGAAATTCCCTACCCCAAATGTAAACAAAAAAATTGAATCCCAATAGATTATTATGCTGCAGTAACTGTTGGAGTTAAAACACCTGTACCTCTTAATTTTAAATCACAAGTAGCTATTGTTTGATCTCCCGATTTAACAGGCATTGATTCAACAAAAGCTTGACCAGTTAATACCGTTCCTAATGCAGTAAGAGTTTTAAATGTAACAGTTAATGAAGTTCCAGCCATCCATGCAGCTTGGATAATATCATAAGTTGTTGTTGTTGCAGGATCATCATAATCAACTTGAAAAGTTGCAGATATACCCCATGACTTACGGCCCGGTATTGCCGTTGCCCAATCTCCACTATCTTTTGAAGAAGTTTCAATCATACTTGCAGTTAATTCAATGTCGCAAGTTTGCTCGTTAATAATTTTATTTCCAGCTATGAAGACCCTTAGGTCTGTACCTTTAACTAATGCCATATTATTTTTAATTTAATTGATTTAATAATTGAGAGAACAAAATTGTTTGTTCTACTTGCCAACCCGTAGGCAATTGTAATATTAATGAATTTGTTTGATATTCACAATTTATGACTTGCCAAGTAGTTAAATATTGACTAAAGCCATAAGTATTATTAGAAGTAATAATTCTTGCAATAATTAAATTTGCAATATCATTAACTTCCTTCTTACCACCTTCATCCGAAGTATATTTTTGAATAACACATATTTCTATTGTAGTATCCCTTTGGAATGAATCTTTACTTCTTAATCCTCTTGATAATTGATCACTTAAAACAATACATGGATAAACTGCCCCACTTGGAACAATTTCATCATATACACTAACCGCTTGGCTATTATAAGTTATACCACTTAATGCTTGAAAATAAGCCTTTCGCAAATCATAAGCACAATCCCTATTTATCATTTGAATATATTTTTAACAAAAGAAGAAGTTTGTCTTGACAACTCCCTTTTAGATAATACAAAATACTTTAAAAAAAATCTTTTATGAACAGGTGAACGTGGAGGCTTTGCCTTTGGGCCATAATTAGTTGCAAATTTAGTAAACTCTGAATAATCACCAGTTAAATCTACATTTGGCCTTGTTCCAAAATCCCAATAAGGAGCATACTTTGCGGTAAACCCAATTTCATAAGTTAAACTACCTTTACCTTTTCTTTTAGGAGGAGGGAATGTTTGACTATTTCTTAAATTACCAGTTTTTCTTGGAGCCTCCGCATAAGAATTAGTTTTAATAAAGTTAGCCTCCTTTGTGACTAAATTGTCCATAGTATTCTCGGTTTGAATGATAGCATTATCAATCTTAGCTTTTAAACTATCCAAACCTTGAAAACTAAATTTAATCACTTCTTCTTGCTGCTTTAAAAGTTAAATCTTTTTTAGTAAAATCCGGATCCATAATATTAGAGATAGCATATTCAATACCTTTTACTTCTAAGATGTCGGTTGTTCTTGGAATAAATTCGGCTCGGTATCTCATCTTTCCTTCAAAGGATTGATTTGTGCCAAAGTTGGCACTTTCAATATTTCTAATACCGCCATAATTCCCATAGAACGAACTTGTTTCCGCAAAGTATATACTTGTGGTATAACTTGAATATGTTACCCCCGATAAACCTCCCGCACCATCGGATGTACCCGATAGTTTTCGTTTAAATATCCCTTTAACTCTATTTAACTTATTATACATATATTGGGCGATAATGTCTAATTCTATCTTTAATAGCTTTTAAAGCTAATCTTTTATCTTCAACTTTATTATCAAAGTCAACGGCTACAATATCTAATACCGCATTTCTTAAATCGGCAGGCAATGTAGTATATCCAGCAACAAAGGTAATTTTAATACCACTTGCAGAATAAGCACTAATCTTAGTTTTATCAACACTTGATGTATAAGTTAATGCAACATTATTTGCATCAGTTACCGAAGTAATAGATTGAACAGGACTATAAACCAATTCAATAGTTCCATTAATCTCCTTAAAAGATTGTCTTAATGTTTTAGTCTTTAAAGCCTTTTGAGTAAATATTTCAACCTCACGAAATGCCGATGCTAACAAATTAGTTAGTTGGGCATCGTGATCAGCAAAATCTACATTTACATGATCTTTAACTTCGGCTAAAGTTATTGGAATAGCTAAAGCATCGGATGTTATTGTAACATCTAATCCTTGTGTTCTTACAGGTTCTAATTCGTAAGTCATTATTTCTTCTTATAAGTAGGTTTTAATGCTTTATCTTGTGGAGGCTCTACCGGATCGGTATCAACAATCACTTCCACATAACCTAATGAATTTAAACGATTTGCTCTTTCGACATCGTATTGAATTATTTCACCTTCTTCGACATTTCTTGATAATACAATATCATGAAACATCTTAATACATTTTACACTTGGCATAACTTTATATTTAAAATTTTAAAAAAATAAGCCTACTGTTCACATGGGAAGTAGGCTTACATAATCATAAAATGAAAACTAAAACTATGAAGTTGCGAAAGAACCTTTTCTCATTGCAGTAGAGAAATATATTGGCATTGCAATAGACTCCTCAATACGCACCGTTACTAAGTTTTTAGTGAAGTTATCACCATCTTCGTAAGCAAATTCAGTCATGATGTTATCTTCAAATAACAATTCAGCTGCTCTGTTTAAATCAGCAGTTAAGAATGTTCCAGAAGTAACAATATCAGTTGATACGATTGGCACACCAGCGATAGACATTCTTTGTCCTAACAATAAAGCAGGATGAGAATAACCAGCACTTGACTCCTTGTTAATCAACAATTCCATTTCATCAATTGGATTAACCAAGATAACAGAAGGAGCAAATCTCGCAGCTTTCAATTGTGCAATTGAGTTAGCTAACTTATCCCAACGATTAGAAGCAATAGTTACAGTTCCAGATGGAGTGTAAGTAGATGCCGACTCATAAAGACCTGCGAAAGCAGAAGTTCCTGCATAGTCATACAAGTTAGTATCTTCGATGTCTAACAAATCATTTAACATTTGAGTAGAAACAAAAGATTGTAACCAAGTCAAACGAGATAACATTTGCTTAGAAATCTTTGCGTAAGCAGCGATAGTCTTAGGAGTTACCTCAGAGATTGTGAAATCGTAATCAACCTGTGCTTTACCAGAACCTTCTGTTTGGATAGCAGCACCACCCTCAGAACCAGTCTTCTTAGCAAACTTGAACACACCATTTTGCTCAATTGTAGAACTACGCATCAAATCACGCAAGTGGATAGCACGAGTTGGATCAGTGATGATAGTGTTAGATAAACCAGCAATAGAAGCTGCCCAACCTGCACCAATGTTAGCAGTAAGGTTCATATCACCTACGGCCTTAAAGTTCATTCCAAAAGCTGCATCTCTACGAGAAGACAAAGATTTGAATTTATCAGCATTAGCCTCGAAAGCCTTAGCTACAAAGTTCTCCGGTTGCTCAACAGATTTAGTCTTAGAATCTAAGATAGCATCAGATAAAGATTTCTCTACGTTACCTAACTTATCTTCTAAAGAAGCTAATTTCTCACCAGCATTTTTAGTGTTCTCGATCAAATCAGCAAGACCTAAGCCTTCCATTTCACGACCAACACCTTTTTGAATCATTTCGTTAAGGTCACTTTTTACTTCCTCAACAAGTTTTTTAATATCTTCCATATTAACTATTATTTATTTAAATTTTCCTTTAAAATTAACAAAAACTCTACACTTTTCTTGCGTTCTTCTTCTACTGGATCAATAATGATTGGAGTGGGTTCTTCCGACTTCTCTCTCTCATTGATTAGTTTAAATAATTCCGACTTGATAAAGTTATACTCTATTTCTAACAATTCATAAGTTTCATCCATTAAATTTCCACTTTTCAATTGCTTGTAAAGTTTATCGAATCTTTCTTGCAATCCTTTGGCATCTAAAGCCTTCATTCCCATAAATGGAGTGTCTGGGTTAGCACCCCAAAGAACCGAAGAAAATTCGTACAATTTAACTTCTTGAATTTGATAGTAAGAATCTTTTGCACTCTTACCTTCAACCTTACTTTCCTTTATAGTTGAAAACCCTATTGAGTGTTGGTTAATTAAACCTGCCTCATAAAGTTTTAAATTATCAGTACCTATTTGAGTATCTACAATAGATGCCTCAAAATATAAACCATAGTTGTCTTCTTTTAAAACACTTGGCTTTCCTAATGGCAAGCTTGAATCATGGTTATGTAAAAACCAAATTTCATTTTTTGCTTGTGGCCCACGTTCTTTAATAGTCTTTGTGAATGCACCGGGCATCATCATGTCATTATGAAGATCAATATTACCAAACTTAGATGCGTAACCCGAAACAATACGTTTAGTTACATCTACGTTAGTAATCTCCCCTTCTGACTTTATTTTATAATCTCTCATATTTTCTACTATTGATTGCAAATATAATAAAAATTCATAATTACCAAATTATTTATAAAAACATAAGTCCACAACGGCAATTAACCAACTCACTTGGAGGTGCGGAATTATCACCCGGGCCACTCATTAAATTACCCCCAACATTGAACTTTTCATTTAAAGGTATTGTTGGGTAACTCGCCATGGCATTATGCGAAGGTCTTTCCTTCCCATCTAAAATAACAATCCATTTTTTAGTCAAAACTTTCTTTTGTGACTCGGCCCAACTTTGAGATGCCAAGTTCATTATCTTGGTAATCTCAGTTCTTGCAATGGTTTGACTTCTAATGATATTTCTTGTAGATAAGTATAAACCAAGCAAAGTAATAATCGCTGCCCTCGGCACACCTCTTTCTACTTGATCCTCAACAAATCTTTTAATGTCTTGTTTGATTGTATTTACAATACCTAAAACAATATAGAAATAAGATATATCCCTAAACAACAATAAAAGCAATAGTAACCAGTTCTCCTCAAAATTATCGCCTTCTTCCTTCTTTTGGTATTCATCCAAGAATTTACCTTGCTTTAAACCAAACTTGGTATAAGCATCACGCATTATCTCCAATAACCATCTTTCGTTAAAGTGATTAGTGATATGAAATGTTTGAGGATTTCTTCCTTCTAATGAATTAAGGTAAGTCTTTGTTTCTACCGCCAACTTAGTGCGTATATAAGCAAATAAAGCACGTTCATTAACATCGTGCCTTCTTCGCCATGCTACCCTATATAATTCTTCACTTACCATCGTTTGTTTTTAAAAAGTTTTTCAACTTTCTCACGTTCTTTGCTTTTTAATTTAGAATCATAAACAAGGAAGAACCCAAACCAAAAGGAACTTGTGATTACAACCGAGTTCAATATGATGGCCCAAATTTCCATTAATCCTCATCCATTACCATTGAACCAATTTCGGTAGGATCAATACTTAAACTTCCTAAAGGCACTTGATTAGAACGAATATAAACTTGTTGCATGATTGGGTCATTCGTTGGCTCAAAGTCCATAAATACCCTTTTCTCATCTTGGGTAAGAACACCATCTAATTTCTCCAATATACTTGCTGCATCCAAGAAGTTTTGTTTCATCTCTGGGTAAGCATCCACATCAAACCTCAAAACATATTGAGAAGGATTTAAACCCATGCTTGGAGCCAACCACTCTAATAACCCTTCACATACTCTTGATTGCATTGGAACAACGCAATTGATAATCATTCTACGAATAAATTGAGCCAAGTTGCTTTCGGTCAAATTATCGGCATTTAAAAGAACATAAGGGTAATGCCATAATCTACATAATTGCTCGGTAGATAACTTACTCATTGCTCTTAAATCTAAATCAATGTTAGTAGTAGATAACTTAGTAAATCCAACTTTGGTGTTAGAGAATACAACTCTACCTTTAGCATTTGAGTTATAGATTTTATCATAAACTTTATCTTCTAAATCTTGTTGTACCGTTGGGTCAACATCTTCGGTGTTCATGTCATCCTTATACAAAAATCCCACCGCACCCCTTGTTTCGAAGTTTTCAATTGCTACTTCTTCTCCACTATTAGCTTTTTGCAAAACTCTTGCACCAGCGGTTAAAGGGGAGAATCCACGATGAACCGTAGTTTGGTTATTAAAATCGGGATTAAATGATCTAAACGATAAAAAGAATGCTGGATCAACATCTTGATTGATTGAATGTATATTATACTTAACTATCCTTCTAAACTTATCGGTAACGATTGTATAATCAAAAGGTGCAATAACATGAAGTCTTGCAATCTTACCCGGTTTAATTGGGTCTTCTTCTCCCCATATACCAACATCCTTAGTTAATAAATCCCAAGAGAATAATGATTGAAAAAATTGCTTTGAAGTTTGATAAGAGTTTGGCCTTTTAAGTAAAGCTAAGATTGGGTGTTCTTCCAATTCTTTCATTGCTTTAGAACGAATAGCATTACCCTCCATTATGCTCCTATCGGTAGGTCTTGTCAATAAGGCTTTATACTTACTAACCGACTTTATCTGCATTTTGTTGGCTTGATATAATTCCAAAGGAACTTCAACGGCTCTTGATGAAATGTCATCTACAATAGCATAAACATCTACGTTCTTCTCAAATCCATTATTTATTGCATCACGATAATCTGTGTTGTAAAGAGAATACGTTTGTCCTCCATTAAACATCTGCCATTGCTTAACACTTTGTATTGTAGTCAAGGCTTTCTTGCTTGTAAAAAAATCTAATAATCCCATGTCTAAAAAATAATAAGTTTTTTCTTTGAATACTTAGTATAAACGGCATACCGAATACTATCTAATGCGTGATTAAAGTCATCAATGGGTTTATTTATTTGTTTTCCCCCAACCATCATCCATTGGTAGTTATCTACTTCCTTTTTAATGTTTTTTGACCGCCTCGTGTAATACACTTCATATTCCCGCAATTTACTTATTCCTGCATTAACACTATCGTTTCCTTTGACTGCTTTTTTAATTGGCAACCCCTCTCTGCGTAATTCCTCAATAGATTTTGGATCGGCACTATCAGCATAAATCTCACCGAGTTTATCGGGATATAGTTTAATCCTTTTAGCTAAATCTGAATTAGTTAATCCAGTTTGGTAAATAACTTCATCAAGGTATAACTTATTTCCTAATTTTGCAATTCGGATAAGTGCCGTAGGGTCATTTGAGAATCCAAAGTCAAGGCCACTAAATAAAACATCTACATCCTTTGGGAAAAATTCACAAGGTTGCCAATCATGATAAATAAGGGATTCAACACTTGGTTTAGGGTTTTGCTGATAAAGAGATTCAAAAGTAAAAGGTTCATTCTTCTTAACTCTTAAAAGTTTTTCTAAAGCGTGTTTTTCGGGCCATAAAGCCTCACCTTCTTTTCTTAGGTCATAACTATTTTCGGCTTTCTCACGAATAGCGGGAAATTCTATAATTGTCCAATCATCATCACGTTCAAGCAACCTTCCAGCTAAATCATCATCATACCACCTTGTTTGGATAAGAACTTGTGCCGAACCATTATGTAATCGTGTTTCGAACACATCGGTGTACCAATTCCAAAGTTGTTCTTTAATGACACTTGATTGAGCCTCTTGGCGATCTTTAAGTGGATCATCAATAATTCCAATATCAACCGATGTACCAGTTAGTGAACCACCTCTACCAACGGCTTTAACATAACCTTGGCTATTAACCGTTTGAAAGAACTCGGCCATCCTAATTGCCTCCCCTTTTTTCTCTCCAATCCTTGTTTCGGGAAAAAGTAGTTTAAATTCCTCTCCCACAATTCTTCTTTGTATTTCTCCACTAAATTGCTCGGCTAAGGTGGCATTATAAGAAATCAAGGCTAATTTAAGATTTGGGTTTCTTCCAAGAAGGTAAGCGGGAAAACTTCG